ATACCATAGCCATGTTCAATGACAGGCAACGGGCGATATTCGATGCAGTAGGCAAGGCCATTGAAGGCTATGACATCAACCATTTAGATCGTGATAGAACCATCTTGGAAAGCCTAGGCGTATGGTGATAGGATAGCCTTCGCAACGGCCATAGCTCGCACCTGTGGACGTTGTATAGACTACCCTAGAACCTAGAACCCTAAAGGATTAAACACCATGACCGACGCAGAAATTCAAAAACACATAATGACGCTGACCGTTGAGCAGATTGACGAGATTACGGAGCGGTTCGCGGAGAAAACAGTAGGCCAATGGAACAATTTTATCCACAGACGGTTGCTTTGCGTGGATCTGTATCGCGAAGAACTACAGCTAAACAGAAGGCAGAACCCATGAAAGTTTTAATAGCCTGTGAATACAGTGGTGAGGTGCGGGAGGCATTCAGGTCCAGAGGTCACGATGCGCTGTCCTGTGACCTACTACCAACAGATGCACCGGGTCCGCACTATCAGGGGCCGGTTGAGGATATTATAAGCGACGGCTGGGACATGATGCTTGCATTCCCTCCGTGTACGCACCTAGCAGTCAGCGGTGCCCGATGGTTCAAAGAGAAGCGGGCTGATGGCCGTCAACAGGAGGCGCTGGCCTTTGTCAGGATGCTGATGGATGCTCCTATAGACCGGATAGCTATAGAAAATCCGGTTTCGATTATCTCCAGCCATATACGCAAGCCGGATCAAACCATCCAGCCGTGGCAATTCGGACACGGGGAAACCAAAAGAACATGCCTATGGCTAAAGAACTTACCCAAGCTGGAGCCTACCGATATCGTGGAAGGTCGAGAGCAAAGGATATGGAAGATGCCACCTAGTGCAGACCGTTGGAGAGAGCGGAGCAAAACATTCCAAGGCATAGCTGATGCCATGGCTGAACAGTGGGGTTAGAACCAATGGACATAGTAGACGTAGTATCTTGGGTGATCGGCCTGACATTCCTAGGAGGTGCGATAGCATTGGCCGCAGCTTGGACGCATGCCCTAATCCAACTACCTACATGGTACGAGGAAACACTAGGGAAAGAAAAGGAGAAAGAGAAACGTCCGAGTAATGAGATACAGAGACAGAAAGGTGCGGGTAATGAGACAGAGTGAGCGGAAGACTAGAATTATTACTTGGGCATATATAGAGTGTCCTGAGTGTTATGGTTCAGGTGAACTGGAGATTGAGACTCCTGTAGTTGACTGGAGCCATGGCGGGTACATCAAGAGCCGAACAGTTGAATGCTACGACTGCGGAGGCTCAGGCTTAATCGAAGTAGAACCTGAGGAAGAGGAGTAGAGACTAATGACTACAATCAACATACACAACGTCGTAACCATGAAGCTGAAGGCTATCTCAGCAGAAGGAGATACTACTTGGAGAGACATGCTAGTGACAGACAGCGATGGTCACACATTTGTCTTTTGCTTCTTTGGTGAAGACATAGAGAACCTCAAACTAAATCTACAGGAGGTGTAAGTCACATGGGTAAAGCAATCGAAACTCTAGCTTATCTAATCCAAAAGAAAGGAGGGGATATGTCCATAACAAGAGGTAAAGAAGGTGTGTCTTGGGCTATTGCAGTCACCTATCCTACCCAAGGTGGTTACACATGGTGGACTGAAGGGCTGCCGGGAGATAGCTTAGACAAGTTAGCTAACAAGGTGAACGGGAGGTTCAGTCGATGAACCAACCCAGAAGAGCTAGGTTTCTCTTAGTCCAAGGCTTAGACAGAGATGTAGTCTACAAGTTCCAATCTATAGGACATAGGGACAAGTGGGTAGCTGAGAACCTGTGGGCTATAGAAGGTCACTACCAAAACCTAACAGCTAGGCAGGTGGATAAAACCTTATCTTTCAACAAAGACACAATCTACAGAACACTACAGGAGAACCCCAATGACTGAACTGTTTGAAGCTATGCAGATACACCTAATGCACAAGCATTCTAAGGTGCCAACCAAAGGATCATCTAAGGCTGGAGGCTATGACCTGTACGCTAGTCAGTCTCTTGTGCTGTTCCCTAACGAGACAGGAGTAGTAGGCTGTGGGTTCCAAATGAGAATGCCTGAGGACATGTGCGCTATGGTCTGTAGTAGATCAGGCTTAGCAGCTAAGAAAGGTATCTTCGTAAGCAACGCCCCAGGTATCCTAGATGCTGACTACCGAGGAGAGATTAAGGTTATCCTGCATAACTTAGGTCGCTCACCTTTTAGTGTCAGACCCGGAGACAGGGTAGCTCAGATGGTATTCCACAAAGTAGAAAGGACTAGCCTAAACCTTGTGGATACCTTCGATACTAATGATACAGATAGAGGCACAGGAGGATTAGGTTCTACAGGAGGTACATCCTAATGCCCAAAGAATATAACAACATCAAGGAGGTAGAGGAAGACCTTCAGAAGTGGTTCAACTATAAGGACTACCTCATACAAAACAAGAAGGACTTCGAACCTAAGTACTGGGAGTGGGCTATGCACGAGAGTGCAACTAAGATTACCTACCTCCATGCAACTAGGAACCAATGGATAGATGCAGGTCAACTATGAATACTGACCTACTATCTACGGTTGTATTCCTAGCTTGTCTAATTAGATTTGATTTGGTCATTGTGGTTATCCACAGATTTATTTCACTTCTAACCCTTGACAAAGGGTAATCAAAGACCCATTCTATGTAACCATACTAAGGATATCCTAAGTCATATCATTACTCTATTACATATAGTAGTTATGTACTAAGGATATCCTAAGGAAGGAACTTACAATGCCTCAGCTAAGTCACAAGCCATGTCCTTACCCAGGTTGTGATTCGAGTGATGCCTTCAGCTTTAATACAGATAGGGGTATTGGTTATTGTCATTCCTGTAGTAATAGTTACCCAAAGAAAGGAGTTCAGTATGAGGAACACTTCCTTGTAGAGTACCCTACTAAGTACAGTAGAAAGGCTACTCCAAACATCTTTCGTCAAAAACAGGAAACTGAAGGAACTGACTACATGCAACAACAGACGAACGTCGTTAGCATCAATACCACTAAGGCTTACAAGGCTGACAGAGGTATCACTGAGGCTACCATGAGAGCGTATGGTGTAGAGACTTCCATAACCTCTGAAGGTGTTAGTCTCGAACAGTTCTACCCTTACCCTAGTGGAGGTAGAAAGATTAGGACACTACCTAAATCCTTTAAGGCTGACAGAGGATTTAAGTCAGACGAACTATTCGGAATGGATAAGTTCAATGCTGGGTCAGCTAAGGCTTGCACGATAACTGAAGGAGAGGTTGATGCTATGTCAGCCTTCCAGATGTTAGATTCTAAGTACCCTGTTGTGTCACTTCCTTCAGCTAACCCAAGTCGTAGGTTATTTGAGAAGTGTAAGGATTGGTTGTCATCCTTTGAGAAAATCTACGTGTCCTTCGACAGTGACGGTAAGAGTGATGCAGTAGCAGCTAAGCTGTGTGCTTTATTTCCTAACCGTATCTATCGTGTGTCACATGACAAGTACAAGGACGCCAATGAGTTCTTACAGGATGGTGCTGGCTACGCTTACAAGAGTGCTTGGTGGAATGCTAACAAGTACACCCCTGAGAATGTCTTCAACACTACTGACCAGTTCCTGAGTATCTATAACGAAGGAGAGGACAGTAAGTACCTACCTACAGGCATTGAGGTTTTGGATCAGGCTATCTTAGGTCTAATGCAGGGTCACTTCACTATCTTTCAGGCACCTGAGGGAATAGGTAAGACGGAGTTCATGCGGTTCTTAGAGTACAACATCTTACTGAACCACGCAGATGTACCTATCGCTATATGGCACAACGAAGAGAGCAAGCGTAGGTCACTCTTAGGCTTAGTATCCTATGACTTAGGCTTGAACCTAACTAGGAAGGACTTAGTTGAGGCTCACTCTATGGATAAGGAGGTAGAGGGCAGCATCCGGTCGTTGACTAAGAATGGGATGCTATACCAGTTTACTATGGGTGTAGAAGATGATCCT